ACAGCTACGGCATCGGCTTTGCCGAGGCCTTCGACGACCCAAGCCAAACCTGGGACGAATACTCTGCAAAGGTTGTCGCCTTTGCCGACGCCCTGGGTCCTGGTGCTGATCAAAAAACCTGGCAGCTGGCTAAGGGCTGTTTTAAAAATTTTGGATTGGCTGACCCCGAGCAAATTGATTTGATTGATTAGCTGTGTACACCCACACCACTATTGCCCAGGCTCCCCCCGTAGAGGTGCAGGACGGGGCCATTGCTATCCCCCTAGAGGCCCTGCTGGCTCTGGGGCTGGGTGGCGTGCTGTGGCTGTTTAAATGGCTGATCAGCCGTGAATTCAGTCGCTTAGAGGGACAGCTGCGCAGCTACGGAGATCGGCTGGAATCCCTTGAAAAGGCGGACAGCCGCCAGGCCGTAGACCTAGCCCAGATTGCCAGACTAGAGGCAGACCTGCAGGTGGCCGAGCGGCAGTTGGCGAAAGTGGCCACGGATTTGGCCACCCTGCCCAAAATCGAATCCAGTCTAGAGCGGGCGATTGAGGCGCAGGGTGAATTGCGGGAGAAGGTCCAGCGGACGGAGAATGTGGGTTTTGCGCTGAAGCAGGCTCAGGAGCTGGTGCAGCAGACGCAGCGGGATTTGCTAATGCTCCGGACCGAGCTGGCAGCCGGTTACGTGAGCGAGGAGAAATATGTTCGCGACGCGACCGTGTTTAGCTCCCGGCTAGACGCCGTTTGGGAGCGGATTGACGAGGCCCTCGGTGGCTCTCGCGGCAACAGATTATTGGAGGGACGACGTGAATCTTGATTTAGCCAAAGCGCGCCAGCAGGAGATTCGCGCGCATCTGCTGCGGGCGCTGGACCGCCAGCGCCCCGCCTCTACGGCAGAGGCGATCATCCTGCGCAGTCTGCAGCAAAGCGGCCTAACCGTAAAGCGGGAGGCCCTGGTGCAAGAGCTGAGCTACCTGGAGGGCAAGGAGCTAGCACGCCACACCGAGCGGCTGTGGAGCCTGCTGCCGCTGGGTGTGGACGTGCTGGAGCACAACGTGCCAGACCTGCCCGGAATCCCCATTAACGGAGCGCTATCGCCCGAGGCCCGCGCCTACCGCCAGGAGGTACGGGGGCGGCTGCTGAGCGCTCTGTATTTTGCCCGGCCCCAGGGGGCTAGCGCTGGCCTGCTGTGGCGGGCCTTGGATGATAGCGATCTGTCGGTCAGTGGGCGCGAGCTGGCGCGGGAGGCTGCCTACCTGGCGGGTAAAGGCTTGCTGTCCATCTCCGGCGATGTGACCGGCGACGGCTGGGGCGCGGTACTAACTGCCACCGGCCAGGACGTGGTGGAGGGCTCTACCCCTACCCCGCCTGGGGTCTACCTGATTGAGTGGGAGGTGTAGCCATGCCGCCCCGCAGCGCCATAGAGCGCCTACCAGAGGAGCTAAAGGCCGAGCTGGATCGGCGGTTGGTGGCCAGCGGATTTGGCGGCTACGTGGCCCTGAGTGAGTGGCTGGCGGCGCAGGGCTACCAGATTGGCAAAAGCTCGATCCACAAATACGGCACCGCCTTCGAAAAAAAACTGGGGGCGCTACGGATTGCTAGCGAGCAGGCCAAGGCAATTGCCGAGGCGGTGGGAGATGATCAAAACGCCATGGGTGAAGCTTTAGTGAACCTGGCTCAGGAGAAGGCATTTGGCGTCCTCCTCGATATGCAAATTGATCCTGAGCAGCAAGATTTTTCTAGGTTGACTCGCAGCATCGCCGAATTGAACCGGGCTGCGGTGCAGCAGAAAAAATTTGCGGAGGAGGCCAGGGAGAAGGTCGCCGCCAAGCTCGCCGCATTGGAAGCGGAGCAGAGCAGTGGCCAGCCCACCCTGGACGCCGCCACCCTACAGCGCGTGCGGGAGGAGATTTATGGCATCTTCAGCTAGCCCCGCCCTGACGCTCTACCCCTACCAGAAGCGCTGGATCCAGGACGATGCCCGCTTTAAAATCGGTATGTTTGCCCGCCAGACGGGCAAGACGTTTAGCACCACCCTGGAGCTGGTGGACTCGTGCCTCGGCGCGGCCAGCCAGGGACGGCGGGAACGGTGGGTGATCCTCAGCCGGGGGGAACGCCAGGCGCGGGAGGCGATGGAGGAGGGCGTCAAGCGCCATGCCGCCGCCTACAACCTGGCGATTGAATCCCTGGACTATACCTACACCGGGAGCGAGGGCAGCTACAACGCGCTGGAGGTCACCCTCCCCGGCGGCAGTCGGATCACCGCCCTGCCCGCCAACCCGGACACGGCGCGGGGCTTCAGTGCCAACGTGATGCTGGATGAGTTTGCGTTTCACCAAGACTCGCGGAAGATCTGGGCGGCACTGTTTCCGGTGATCAGCGCGGGACACCGCCTGCGGATCGTCTCGACGCCCAACGGCAAGGGCAATAAATTCTATGAGCTGATGACCGGGAGCGATGACGGCTGGAGCCGCCATACCTGCGACATCCACCAGGCGGTGGCCGATGGCTTGCCCCGGGATGTCGCCGCCCTGAGAAACGCCCTCAATGACGAGGATGCCTGGCAAACGGAGTACCTGCTCCACTGGCTGGATAGCGCCAGCGCCTGGCTGGACTACGACCTGATTGATGCTTGCGAGCACCCTGCCGCTGGCGACCCCGATCACTACCAGGGGAACGCCGCCTACATCGGGGTGGACATCGGCATTCGGCGTGACCTGTGGGTGGCTTGGGTGGTGGAGGCCGTGGGCGATGTGCTCTGGACGCGGGAGATCAAAACCCGCCGCCGTGCGACTTTTGCCGAACAGGATGCCGTGCTGGATGAGTTGGTGCAGCGGTACCGCACCCTAAAAATTTGCATCGACCAAACCGGCATGGGGGAGAAAGTGGTGGAGGATGCCCAGCGCCGCCTGGGTACCAGCCGGGTGGAGGGGGTGCTGTTCACTCAATCATCCAAGCTGGAGCTGGCCACGATCGGCAAACAGCGGTTTGAGGATCGCCGCCTGCGCATCCCCGCCGGCGACGCCGAACTCCGCGCCGATCTGCACAAGCTGCAGAAGATTACCACCGCCACCGGAGCCGCCCGGTTTGTCGCCGACAGTGACGCCGCTGGCCACGCTGACCGCACCTGGGCTTGTTTCCTAGCCTGCTACGGAGCCACCCACAGCTTTGGGCCAATTGCCTACCAGGTGGCTAGCCGCCCCGCCAGCCGCCAGGCCTACACCGCCATCAGCCCCGGCCCGCGCAAAAATTCTTACGCCCTCAGGAGGCCGCGATAAATGGACCCAGCCCGCCTGCGCCAGCTGTCCTCTCGGCAGTATGCTGGCCTGCCCGAAATCGCCAGCCGCCGCAACGATATCACCCGCCCCTGGGTGGCAGAGCTAGACCTGCCGGACGATCTCACCCTGCAGGATGCGAGCTGGGACTGGAGCATTTATGAGGCACTGCTGCGAGACGACCAGGTGTTCAGTACGTTCCAGCAGCGTCGGTTGGCCGTAGTGAGCCGGGAGTATGAGGTGGTTCCTGGCGGTTCCCGACGCATTGATAAGGCCGCCGCTGACTTTATCAGCGAGGTGATTGCTGAGCCCAGCTTGACCAGCCCACCCCCAGAGCAAATCAACGGCCAAAGCCTGGTGGGTTTCGACGCCCTCACGGATAAAATGCTATTCGGCAGGTTTTGGGGCTATGCGGTTGCTGAGCTGATCTATGCGCAGGATGGCCGATTTACCTACCCCCAACAGATCAAAGTCCGGAAGCAACGCCGGTTTCGGTTTGACGCAGATGGTCATCTGCGGATGCTCACATGGCGAGATGCCTCCGGCGAAAAAATCCAAGAGCTTTACCCCCACAAATTTTGGGTCTTCCAGTGCGGCGGAGAAACGGACGACGACCCCTACCGGGGCAACGGCCTGGCCCCGATTGTCTACTGGCCCGTGTGGTTTAAGCGGAACGGGCTGAAATTTTGGAGCACCTATTTAGAAACTAACTCGCGCCCTCGGATGGCGGGCAAGCACGGCGCTGCCGCCAGCGAGGCCGACATTGCCAACCTGCTGGCGGCGGTAGAAGCGGTCCAAGAAGGGGCGGCTGTGACCATACCCGAAGGGATGATCCTGGAGCTATTAGAGGCCACCAACCGGGCCGACAGCTACGAGCAATTTGCCGCCTACTGGGACCGGGCAATCGCCAAAACCGTGCTGGGGCAGGTGATGACGTCCGAGGCGGTGGGCGGCCAGTACAAGGCTGAGATCCAGTTTGACGTTCGCGCCGAGCTAATCAGGTCAGATTCTGACCTTGTTAACGGCAGCGCAAACCTCACCTGGGTGCGCTGGCTGACTCAGTGGAATTTTCCGGGAGCGGCAGCCCCCAGAATTTGGCGACGGCTGACAGACGAACCCGACCTGAAGCCGCAGGCCGAGCGAGACAACATCATTGTGGGCTGGGGATTTTCGCCAACCGAGGAATACGTGCAGGGCACCTATGGCGAGGGCTTTGCCCTGCCTGCTGCCCAGGCCGCAGCCGCCCCCACCGACGCGCCCACCGACGCGCCCATCACCCCAGACAGTCCAGAGGTGGACGTGCAAGCCACGGCCCTTAACGGGGCCCAGATCAAAAGCCTGGTGGAGGTGGTGCAGGCCGTGGCGGGTGGCCTGCTGCCGCTGGAGAGTGCGGTGCTGCTGGTGCAGATCAGCTTTCCGCGCGTGAGTGCAGAGCAGGCCAGGGCGCTGCTGCAGCCAGCCCAGGGCGCTATGCCCGCCCCCGCGCCCCAGGCCGAACTAAGCGACCCGCTGCCCACACCCAGCCCTCCACCCGCACCCGCAGCAGATAGCGATCCAGAGGAGCAGTTTGCTGCCGCCGAAAATGCGGCCCTGCCCCCCACCGAATACGCCCGCCGCAGCGTGGCTAGGGTGGCCACCACTCTGGGGCCAGTGGTTGATGGGTGGGTGGACCAGGTGCAAGCGCTGATGGAGTCGGCGGGCAGCCTGGAGGAGTTTGGTGAGGCCCTAGCGGGGCTATACCCAGAGCTAGACAAAACCCAGTTTGCAGAGCAGTTTAGGTATGGTTTATTGGCTGTGCAAGCTGCGGGCATGGCCGAGGTAGCAGCAGAGGGAGGCGACATCGATGCCGACAGTTGAGGGAGATCGCCTGCCGTTTGCCGAGGCGATCCAGTTTTTTCGCAGGAAAATCAACGTCACCACCGAGCAGTGGGATGACCTGCTGGCCGAAGTGCACGACGTGGCGTTTACGACGGCGGGGGCCACCAGCGCCAGCCTGCTGCAGGATATTCGCACGGCCACTAACCGAGCCATCGAAGAGGGCATAGCGTTTGAAAAATTTAAAGCCCAGTTTGGCGAGATTGTAGATCGCTACGGTTGGGACCACCGGGGCGGACGCGAATGGCGGGCGCAGCTAATCTACCGGCAAAACCTTTACAGCGCCTACGCTGCGGGCCGCTACGAGCAGATGACCGACCCCGGCACCCTGGCCCGCCGCCCCTTTTGGCAATACCGCCACGGCGGCAGCCGAGAGCCCAGGCTGAGCCACCTGGCCCACGACGGCAAGGTCTACCCGGCAGATACCCCGTTTTGGGATAGCTGGACGCCCCCTAATGGGTTCGGCTGTAGCTGCAGCGTGTTCAGCCTCAGCCAGGCCGACCTGGATCGGCTGGGGCTGCAGGCCGAAGAGCCACCCCCGGTCGACGACGTGACTAACGCGCCAGACAAGGGCTTTGACTACGCCCCAGGCCGGGTGGCCCGCGAGGGACGCCGTCAGGCGGTGCTACAGGAGACTCTGGACAGGCTCGATCCAGATTTGCGGGGGCGGGTGGCCGAGTGGCTGCAGGAGGTTCCGCCGCCCTCCACCTCGGAGACATCGCAGGAGGGGCCGGCAGGTGGTACAGGCACGGATTGACATAGACTCTGCAGAGCTGTCGCAGGCCATTGATCGCCTGTTTAACGCCCTGTTGGACACTCGCCCGGCATTCGCCGACCTGGGCGAGCTAGGCCTGTTGACGGTGCGCGGCTACTTCGACCGCCAGGAGGAGCCAGACGGTAGCCCCTGGCAGGCGCTGACCCCGGCCTACCTCGCCTACAAGCAGCGCCGCCGATTGCGGACCAACATCTTGCAAAAGCGCGGGGTGCTGTTTAAATCCATCACCTACGAAGCGACCAGCCGCGATGTGGTGGTGGGCAGCAATCTGGTGTATGCCAGGATCCACCAGTTTGGCGGGGATATCCAGCGCCAGGCCAGCCGCCGCACCATGAATTTTAAAGTGGACAAACGCACGGGCCGCAGCCGTTTTGCGCGGCAGAGCAAGGCCAACTTCCAGCAGGATGCAAATGTGGGGGCCTACACGATCAGCATCCCAGCCCGCCCCTACCTCAGCCTGGGCGACGATCCTGCCTTTGTGCAGGCGGCCCAAGCCACCCTAGAGGATCACATTAGAGGGGCCTGGGATGGATAGCCTCTCAGCCCAGCGAGGATGCCCCAGACGGATTTTGGGGTGCTGGGCTACCTGCTCGCAGTTGCACCGGCCCCCACGGGGCTGTGATCAGTGATCACCGACACGATTGATAATTTGCTGCGGCCCTATCCGCTCACACCCG